GCAACCTGTACTCTACGGTAGTATCTGTTACTGTTTGCAGAACCACTTCCGTTAATAACGGCAGCGTCGCCTGTACCAGCTTCAGCAAATGGGTTAGCTTGTAAACCATATCTGGTTTTAAACCCAATTTTTGGTTGGAAAGTATCTTGACCAACAGCACGGACCATTTGTAGTGGTACATACGGACAGTAGAACATTCCACTATCATATGGTGAAGAACCTTTGTAACCTACTACAAAGTATTGTTTAGCAGTGTTATTTGCAGAATATGGGTCAATATAAACTTTATATTTACCATTCAGAACACCAGCAAAAGTATTACCTGTGTCATCAACATTTAGATTGTTGTTTAACGCAGGAGCGTAATCTAATACACCAGCCATTTGAAGTGCCGAAGCAACATCAGATGAACAGATTATCATATTACCTTTCCCTCTACGAGTTCTTTGTGCAATAGCATTAGCTTCTCTTTCTACTTGGAACATAAGACCTTTGAATCTTTCAACAGACCATCTGCCGTTAGAATCAGTATCTAGGTCAAATATACCTTCAGTAGTTGTGTTTACTGTACCTGTATTTGCAGAAGCACCTTTTTCAGCGTTAGTATAGATAGTTCTAACTACTTCACGGTTGATTTCAGATAAAATTTCACTTGATAAAATATTAGCAAGTTCAGTTTCAGCGTCAAGTCCATGAATCGCTTTTAAGTCTTGTGCAAGTTCCATTGTGTATTCAGCTTTTAACGCTCTTGATTTAGCAGTTACAGTTGATTTCTCAATACTGAACGCCATTTCAGCAAACGCATTACCTGAATCTTCACCTAGACTTTCAGCCGCAGCTGTAGACATTGCAGTACCAGTTGTGTGTGTACCAGCAGGTGAATCATTTAACAATGCAGGGTTTGTCCCACTATGAGCTGCAGTTGAAAAACCATCAACAGCAGAACCAGCCGCATTACGACCAGAAAAGTCTGTATCAGCTTCATCAAATAAAGCCTCTGTGCCACTCATGTTAGTATATCTAGAACGCATAGCAAAGATAAGTCCTGTAGGACCTGTCATTGGTTGTACGCCACAGATATCATAAGCAATAAGATTTGGCATAGCTCTTCTTACTAAAGAAATTAGGATTGGGTCCCAATTACTTACACCAGAACCAGTTTGGTTAGTTGGTGTTTCAGCAAGAAACGCTTGGTCTTCTTTAAGAGCCCTTTCTTGGTTCTCTAAGATGACCGAAGTTACGGCACGCTTGTAACTATCCTTTACTTCTGGAAGTTCCGGATGGTCTAAAACTGGCTGCCATTTCTTTTCATAAGTTTCCGATAAGTACATATCTTCTTCTCTCCTTTGTTTAGTTACTTAGATATTTTAATATCTTTTGTTTTACTAATTGCGTTGGTATATGCAGCCATAGCATTCGATAAATCTTCGTTAGAAGTTTCATCGCCCACCGCAACATCATCTATGTCTACTGAATCAGCAGACTTCTCAGCTTTTTGCCCAAAGTAAGATTCCTTAATGGTTTCTACTTTTTTTGCAAAATCTTCTTCAGAAGAATACTCAACGCCTTCTACGAGACTATCGAATTTTTCTTTAGCTGTATCAGCTAAGTCTTTAGAATTTTCATCAATGATTTCTTGTCTTTTATAAGAACCATTAACTTTATTCATTTCAACATTTTTGTCGATTTCTTCATTAAGTTTTTTCTCTAAGTCTTCAATCTTACCAGCTTGGTCTTCAAGAACATCATATTTCTCATCTGGAACATCAATGTAGTGGTCTTCAAATAATTTTTTGAGTCCACCGATGAAGTCCTCAGCGATTTCGCCCTTGATTCCTCTTTCTAGTGCTAACTTGTTTTCATTCATCCATTCTTGAACCACATAGTTCAAGTATGAATCAACTTTTTCAGTTAGTTCAGATTTAGATTTTGAGATTTCTTCTTCAAATTTAGTATCATATTCAGACTGTAATCTCTCTTGTTCTGCTTTTACTTTAGAAGTAATTGCAGCTTCAAAGATTGTAGCAGCCTTTGTTTTAAATTCTTCAGATAGGTCAGCGTCTCCTACTAAAGCGTCAATATCAGATTTGATGTCTAATGAATCAGTTTCTTCACAATGAGAAGCTTTTAAAGATTTTTTCTTCATTCCTTCTTTTGTTACTTCTTCTTCTTCAACATCTTTTTTGATATCTTTCTCTTTAGATTCAACAACCTCATCTTCAGAATCAGTTTCTTCACTATATCCAGCTTTCAAGTGTGATGGTTCACCACTTACTTGAGCACTTTTAGATACTGTGTCAGAAACTTGTTTAACTTTCTTCGTACCGTCAGCAGAATTACTGTCTGTTGGTTTAACAACAGGTGCGCCTAAATCTTCGCCGTCGTTTGATAGATGGGTAGGTTCAGCTGCAACAGCATTCTTTTTAGGAGCGTCAGCGTTTGGATTTGCTGAAGCTTCTACGATAGCGTCAGTTATTTTTTCTGATTCTGCCATTGAAAATCTCCTCTATTTATTTTATAGTACTATAAAACCCCTAAAATCTCTTTACGAGTTCAGGGAATATTTATAATATTACAGTTTTCTAATAAACGATTCAAAAATTTCTAGATTTTTTTTGTCTATATTTTTTTGTTTCGTTTTAATCATTTCCATCTTCCACGCCTCAATGTCTTTCTCGACAAGGAGACCGCTGTCCCATACCCATTCTTTACCTTCCATAATGCCTTCTACGAAAGCGGCTGGTGCCGAAGGGTCTGCTACAATGTCAGCGGCAGTAGCTAGCATGAAATCATCTTTCACATAGTTAGCGCCGTTTCTTTGCATGATGGAACCCATTCCCCTTGATGATACTCCTAATTGAGCACCCTCATCAATAAGACCTTTTACAATCTTACCATAGGGCGTGTCCATGATTTTAGCTTCACCAATAAAGTTATCACCATCTGGATAAAGTTTCTTAATCATATGAGAAACTCTTTCTAGATTGACAGTAGGTCCGTCAGGATGTCCTAACTCACCAAATGCACGATTTTTATTGATAAATTCTTTATTGTATCTTGTTACTTCTTTCATCAAGATTTCTTTAGGGTATACTCGCCCATTACGATTCTT